AAATATAGATCCGACATTTATAGCTAGTGTTTTTACCGGGACGCTCGCAACTTTCGGGGTCATGCCTTCTAAAAAGAAGGAAGAAAAACAAGCACCTACAGTGGAGAGGAGAGATGCAAAAACTAATTAATGGAGAGGAGAGATGCAAAAACTAATTAATGCTGTAGCACTTCTATCTGGACTGGTTTCATTATCAGTCGTAGGTGGAGGTGCCTATCTTTATATGAATAAAGATGTTTTAGTAGAAAATGCTAGAGAAAAAATTACTGTTGCAGTTACTGAATCAGTGACAGGTGCTCTATCTACTATAGTAGATGATGCTGTACCAGAATTGCCTAAGACAACAGGTCCTGCTATCCCATTCTAACCATGAATAAACTTAAGATCGCGGCCGCTTCAGTTGGTGGAGTATTTGTTGTAGCACACATAGGTCTGCTTGGATATGTTTTCAGGCAGGAACCTGAACCTGTGGTCCAACCTCCTACATTTCACATCCCTCGTGGTCCTTATTCTTCTTATAAGATTAAGGCAGGTAAGAATGGTTATGAAATTGAATTCCGTGCTGACGATCCTAAGGTTTTGGAGTCAACTAGATCTCTTGATCTTGATAAAGAAAAGAGAGGACTCTTTGGTGGTGGTAGAGAAGAACGTACAGAATATCGCACTGATCAGTTCACCCGTAATGGCACCAGAAATCTGGGAGGTGCAATAGGTGAAGAGGGAAAGATCGGGGATGTAAGCGCAGAGTGTTTAGTGGCGGACGCTGGAGCACGGACCCAAGGTGCAATGGCAGGTAGTGCTATCGCTGCTGGTGTCGCTGTCCCTGCCCTTTCTAGTATCCCCTATGTGGGTTGGTTAGCTGGTGGTTGGGCACTGCTTCTAGGACAGAAAGCAGGGTCTGAACTAGGTTCACAAGTTGGGACAGTATTTAATGATTGTTAATGGACATTCCTGATATTAGAATCAAGGGTGGGGATATTGATGTCATTAGTATCCCTTTTACACCCTCATATTTGTTAAAAGCACCCCAAGCATTACCAATCAACGCACCTGTTACAACACAGATAGGTGTACCTATTGTTGACATGCCTGGTTGTGTTGAGGCACACGTTGTTAACGAGAACAACATGCTCGAAGGAGATGATCCTAAAGGCGTGAAGATTTATTGTGATGGGCAGCAACCATCCTTTAATCCTATTGATTATAATAGAGATGAACTGGAATTCTCAGGAGAGGCAGAGGTGCCTGTTATACCTCCCCCAAAAGAAATAGATGCCGAACCACCTGAAATACCAAAAGAAGTTACTACAGCGCAAGTAAAGTGTCCTACAGAGGCACAAGAATTAAGGGAACCAATCGGCACGTTAGTCGATGGTGGTACTAAAAAAATTATTAAGTATAGATTGGTCGGAAAAGAATGTATACCAATCAAAGAAGATATTACTATTGTTGATCAATTTGTCAAAGGAATACCATCTACAAATCAAGTGACAACTACTGCATCAATTGCAATCGTAGCTACAGCAGCTGCTGCTGCAACTCCTTTCCTATTAAAAGCTGTCAAACCAATTGTCAAACAAATTATTAAAAAGATTCAGAAGTTATTAGGAAAAGAACCTCCTAAGTTATCTCTTAATGAAATTAGATCTGATACGTATCGTGAAAAGAAAGGACTGCCCCCTATCAAACGTTCTAAGAAAAAGAAATAATTAGTTTGGTGGGTTGCCAATAGTAAAGGTTCCTAAGGATGATGCATCACCAGTAGGTGCGTCATCTTTTTTATTTTCTTTAGGAGTGATATCAATCTTATGTGCATGTGGAACCATAAAGTTCACACCAGCAACCTGTACATCAGCACAGATCTTTGCATACTGTGTGCCAGGTGCAAAACGAATTCCAGCTTTTAATAATTCACCACAATTTTTTAGACGTGCGATCTCAAAGTCCAATCTTTTATTGGCATTCGCTTGAGTCATCAAGTTAATACTTGCCTGTGCTGCTTCCTTACATTGATCTTGTAGTGCTTTATCTAATGGTTTAGACCATGTAGCACTAAAACCTATTGAAAGGTTAGTGTTATCTTTTTGTCCTGTACGAGTAGGAACATGGTAGAGTATGTTACCTGGGTTGTCTGGAGCTCCATCTTCATCTAGGTCACGCATGTCATACACTGGTGTGTCATAGAGAGCTTCGTAGGGATGCTGTTGTGACAACGCACCTGTGACATATGGCGTGAAGTTCATGGTAGCACCTTGGCATTGTATACCATTACCGTAGGTGTTAGTTATGTACGGACCTTGTAAAACCTGAATAGCTTGATTGGTTACTGAGCCTGAACTATTAGCTACTGGACTTGCGGTTGCACTCACACCCCCCACAGTTTCTGCATTCACAGGGGCAGTTGCAATTACACTTAGAGCAGATAGACATAGTGCTTTACCTATTGTTGGAAAATTGATGTTGTGTCTGTGACCGATGTTACCTCGGTTACACGATTTATGATCGTGTGATTTGAGAGCCCAGGTCCGCTGTACGTTTCGCTGAATTGGAAGGATGCGCCTGGGTTTGTCTGTGTAAATGTTGGTTTGTTTGTTATACCTGTCCATGATGATGTCACGCCATTAATAGTTACATTGTTTGTTCCTGTCGTAGGTGACAGGTTACCGCTTGCTGTTACTCCTGAACCAGTAGTGGAATATTGATATCCTGTGTTATAGTCCATCGAATTTATTGTCTCAGTTACCTTGCTGGTCGTCTCTGTGTGACTGGTCATTGAGCCCTGTGTAAAATTTGGGACCACGGGAACTGCCAAGACATCTGCAGCAGTAGTTAATACTACCGCCACACTTGTCGCAGTAAATGTGATTATCTTTCCAAAACGGATGTTCACGAGGATCCCTCACTAATCGATGACGGTGATCTCAGATACGAATTGTCCTGTAGCTGTAGTACCAGCTCCACCTGATGTGACGGTGATAACATTTGCACTAGTAATGGTTCCAGCCAATGTATCTTTAGCACCAGATGCATATGATGTAACACTACTAAAGTTAGGGTTAGCACCTACAGTCGCCGCACTAGTCGGTACCGCATCAGCTTGAGTGTATGACTGGCTAAAGCTGAACGCCGCACCTGGTGTGTCTTGGGTCGCTGCAATGGTTCCTGGAGCGTAGACGCCTGAGGTAATGGTACCCGCACTCACAGTGCCAGCCGTCGTTCCATCGGTTGTGTCAATATTTGAGCCACTTATAGCGAAAGAAGAACCTATTCTTGAAGCTGTTGATCTTGCTGTATCCACTGTAAGTTGGACACTAGAAGCGTGTTTAGTAACAAGTCCACCTGCTTGTGCTGCACTGGTGGTCATCAATAACATAACAATAGGTAATAATCTTTTCATTAACGTTCTATCAAACTTTAGATCCATATTTATTTAGACTAAAATAAACTGTATACAAAAACACATATTAAAACCCTTATCTATAGGATAAGAAATCCTGATTTTGACTGTACCTTGATAAACCTTAACATTTCCTATATAGTAAGGACAAATCATTACAGGAATCTTTTAGTATGACGGAGTTAGCAGTAGATTCATTTCCATACTGGAAGGCAATACTATGGTGCTTTTATCCAATGTCAGTTTTGGTATGTCTTGAACTACTTGCACGGTTCGTGAATAATGATGACGATGATGACGATAAAGATGGAGGGATCATGATCCCTGGAGTTGCACCATCACCATCTTGATGATATAATTAGAGGGGAAGACATCCCCTCTTTTTTTATGATAAATTTTATTGAGGTATATGATGATGCCTTAAGTTCTAATCAATGTAAAACAATCATTGATTATTTTGAATCATCTAATGAAAAAGAGCGTGGTGTAGTTGGTCAAGGTGATGTTGTTCGTGTTGACCTTAGTAAAAAAGACAGTACAGATCTTGTTCTAATGTTCTCCTATGAGAATAACATTACTAAACTTATCCACGATTCTCTTTTCAATCACACTCAGCAATATATAAAAAAGTATAAAGACTTATACAGAATTACACCATGGGCACCTCAGAATGATTTTAATCTTCAGAGGTATTTTCCTGGTCAAGGATACAAATCAATTCATTGTGAACATAATTCTAAGGAAGATACCACAGTTTTGGTATGGATGTTTTACTTGAACACTGTAGAAGATGGTGGGACTAAGTTTACTAGCTATGATTTAACTACAGATTGTATAGAAGGTAGGTTGCTTATATGGCCAGCATATTGGACACACTGCCACCGTGGTATAACTAGTAAAACCAAGACCAAATATGTTGCAACAGGTTGGACTTGTTACATATGAATACAATTATTTTCCACATATACAAGAAAGGAACAAACGAAGTTATTAAACATAGTTTAACAATAGAAGAATTAGAAATTATGCTCTTAGAAAAAAGAATAGATTGGACACAATGTGAAGTGCTACCATGTTATGAGGAATACAGTGCAGAAGATGCATCATTCTGACATTAAAAAGCACTTGAAATTTCTCAAAGATCTCAAACGAGACTTAAAAAGAAACCCTAGACACAGGGTTCCCAAGCACCCCTTCAGAAAATATGGGTATAAATACCCAAAATCAGGAGTTGACAAGAGGAAGAACTCCTGATACTATAAATAGGTTGCGAAATGTTAACAGGAGCGTCATGCTTTCCAAACATTTATTCTCTTGGAGAACGGTCTAACACACTTACCGAGGCTATCCAAGTAAAAGACGCCTCTCATACCTGATCTGGAGGGTAGATCAGGAATACTAAAACCAGTGTTCCCCGCACTATTATTTAACCCTTAGTCAAATGACAACTCTTTCACGTAAAGAACAAGGACTCCTATCTGGATGGTCCGAGTTCTGTGAGTGGGTAACATCAACTAATAACCGCCTTTATGTTGGCTGGTTTGGTGTGTTGATGATTCCTTGCCTTCTCACTGCTGCTACTTGTTTCATCATTGCTTTTATTGCTGCTCCTCCCGTTGACATTGACGGGATCCGTGAACCAGTCGCTGGTTCTTTAATGTATGGTAACAACATCATCTCTGGTGCTGTTGTTCCTTCTTCTAACGCTATCGGTTTACACTTCTATCCCATCTGGGAAGCTGCTACTCTAGACGAGTGGTTGTATAACGGAGGTCCATATCAGTTAGTTGTATTCCATTTCCTTATTGGTATTGCTTGCTATCTCGGACGCCAGTGGGAACTATCATACCGTTTAGGTATGCGTCCTTGGATCTGTGTTGCATACTCTGCACCAGTATCTGCTGCGTTTGCTGTCTTCCTTATCTATCCTATTGGACAAGGTTCGTTTAGTGATGGTATGCCATTAGGTATCTCAGGGACGTTTAACTTTATGCTTGTCTTCCAAGCAGAACATAATATATTGATGCACCCCTTCCACATGATTGGTGTGGCGGGCATGTTTGGTGGAGCATTGTTCTCTGCTATGCATGGTTCACTCGTTACATCTTCTCTAATCAGAGAGACTACCGAGCAAGAGTCACAGAACTATGGTTACAAGTTTGGTCAAGAAGAAGAGACCTATAACATTGTTGCTGCTCATGGATACTT